TTGGCCAGCGCCAGGCCGTAGAAGCGACGGACATTGTCCTTGCCCCGACCGTATGGGATGCCCCTTGAACGGAGTTCCCATATGAATTCCTGCTTTGAAAGGCGCAGGTCGTTGTTTCCCGACCAGTCAATGTATCGGTTGAACACCTGGGCGCCTGGTGTCTTGACGGCGTTGTCCTCCAGCACCACGCAACAGTCCCGCAGGAAGTTGCCTATCTGGTCCATGGTGCGGTAATACTCGCGGGCGGCCTCCACGCAATCGGCTGGAGGGTTGAAACGGCCACGTTTTATCAGGTTCCGCAGGCCCTTCAGGGCCAGATTGAGAACGCCGCTCAGTTCCTGCTCTATGACCTTGTCGTGGATGTAGGCCGGGGGCGCCTTGGGGTCGGGCACACCGAAGAAGGGAAATATCATGGTGCGGGCCATCTGGTTCTCGTCGTGCAGGCGCTCGGGCGGGCGGTCCGCGAACACCATGTTCTCCGGGCTGGTGTCACCACCCAAAAGAGCGGACACGGTGCGCAGGGCCTCGAACTTGCCGCTGTGTTTGTCGCCGTACAACACCCACTCGAGGCGGCACACCCTGGATGGAAGCAGGCAATACCCGAGGAACTCGTAATAATGGCGGCGCATCCCCTTGGGGTCGGAGGACAGCCTGAACATGTCCTTTACTATGGCCTCGTATTGCGGACACTTGGCTTTCGGGTCGTATTGTGGCCTATGCCAATATCGCACCAGGTTGCGCTCCACCGTGTGGGTGCCGTCCGCCAGCCGCAGTACCAGCCGATGGTCCCTGCAAAGAACCATGTAGGCGTTTATAGGCACCTTGAAGAAACCCTTGGGCGGGCGGTATTTGTCAGCCGAATGTCGCATACCGCAATATCAGGAACATGGCCATCATGTACAGCACGGCCATTATTGAGAGGGTCATGGCCCAGGCCGTGTCGAAAGGGCCGGGGCCGAACCCTATTTCGTCATGCGCCACCAGCGCCATGATCACCAGCGGGAGGAGGCACAGCAGGAGCACGGCCATCACGAACATCTTCATGTCATCCCCTGGGCTTTATCTCCGCGCACCTGGCAACGAAGGCGTCGGCGTCCACCAGTTCCATGGTCTTGTCCACGTACTTGAAGTAAAAGAGCCAGCCCTTGCCGTCCACCGCCACGTAATTGGCCTCCGGGTTCAGGCCGTTGGGGTACGGGGTGTTGACGGCTGGGCGAAACCCCGTGCCGTTCCACCTGCACCCCGACCGCTCCTCCACCCTTTTCAGCATGTCGTAAAGTTCCGGCGTCTTGGCCTTCGCGCAATATTTCTTGTCTTTCATAGTGGTCCGAACCTTTCATCCAACATGGCCGCCAGCCTGCGACGCACCCTGTGCGCCTTGCGGCGGTCCTGTTCAACGGTACTGCACCGGCCGCTGATGTAGCCGTACAAGGCTCCATCCAAATCGCCGCACCACCTGCGGCCCCTGTCCAGCCAGCAGGCCCCGCAATCCACGTGCTGTCTCACCGTGCCCAGGTCCCCGCAGTGACTGGCGCACGCCTTGCGCCCCTGCCCGTGCACCTGCATCATCCCCCTGGCCTTGCCGCCGTCCCCTATCTCCTCCATGCGGAAGATGCTTTCGCGGTACGCCATGCCCACCAACAGCCACGGATCGAAACCGAACTCGGCCCCGGCGCCAAGGAAGGCGCGGGCCAGTTCCAGCCTATATCCCTCGTCATCATGCACCCTGTAATCGGCGTACACCCGGAGGTACTTCTTCTCCCTGTCCGGGTCCGGCGTCACCAGCCATCGTATCCCCTCCGCCACCCGCCACTCCTCCTCCGTGGGCAACGTGCACAGCGTGAAGCCCTGCTCGAGCATGGCGGGTTCGAAATACTCGACGGCCGTCAACGGCGCGCGCTCCCGCTGGGCGCCGGCCGCCGGGCTTTCGGTGGACAACAGCCACAACATGAGCGCCACCCACACGACGAAGGCCATGAACACCAGCGCCCCCCTGCGGGCGCTGGCCCTTCTTTCAAATTCAAGCGGTTCAATCATAATCAATCTCCATCGGTCCAATGCCCCTTGACCGGGGCCATTATAACACGGTTCCCCGCCTTTTTCACTCGGGCAGGTACGGCTTGAGGCTCTCCTTGAAAACGTATCTTTTGCCAAGGTTTTCCAGCAGGTCTTTCGCCATGCGCGCGAATTCATACCAGTCAGTTTCATTGCTAACGTAATTGATTTTGCCTATCTTGTACTCGTTCACGAAGTAGCTGGTGCGGCGTATCAGCGCCAGCGCATCCAGCGGGTCTATCACAGGCTCCAGAGACACCCACGTGTCTATCCCCATGCCGTGCGCCTCGTGCAAAGCCCGCTCCCTCTCTTTGGTGGTGAAGGCCCCGGGTTCCCGCCTGGCCGATTCCTTTTCGCTGAAGTACACAAGCGTGGCGCCGAACCTGTCCCCTGGGCGGTACAGGTCGAAATCCCGAACGGCCAGCGCCGATTTCGTGAGCACGTTCCAGTGCACCCGGTACGCCCTGAACAGTTCCAGCGCCTTGCGGGTTATACTGGCCTCCGCCTCGATCGGCTGGTAGGGGTCCGTGGTGAAGCTTAGAAATATGCTCTTGCCCTCATATTCGCCCGTCTTCAGTTCCCGCGCAAGGTGCTCCAGCACGTCCCGCCGGGGGGCCGCGGCGTACCTGAAATCCTCCCTGTTCATGCGCAACACTCTGGGCGCGTAACAGTATTCGCATCCGTGCATGCAACCCCTGTACAGGTTGGCCGCCAGCGGGGCGTACTCCCTGGCGCCTCCCTTCGGCTCATATATCACTTTCATCGGTCTTGCCCTCCCAATTCATGTATCCCCAGCGGTCCCGCTCGTCGTCGAACGGCCGGAAATAACAGTGGTAGCACCCGACCCCATCGTGACGGGGCCTTGGGGCGTAGTCGTTGACGCACGTCCCGCACCCGCGGTCCAACGCCAGTTCCAGCTGTTCCATCCCACCCTAGTCCGCCCACACGTCAAGTATCATGTTGGATACCGCCAGCCGCAACTTGAGAAGTTCCGCGGCGTACCCGTTCCGCAGTTTCAGGTTCTGGGCCGCCAGTTCCGTCTGCTGGCGCCCGTATTCCCGCACATTGTCCAACTCCTCCGTCAGCGCATCCACGTGGTCCGCCTGCTCTTTCATGGTCTGGCTCTGTCTGGCCAGCGTGACCTCGGCGGCGTTGCACACGCCCTCGAGTATGGCCACGTACTCCCGCAGTTCCGCCTTGCGCATCTCCATAAGCTCCTTGTCCGTAACGCCCCCGGCCCTGGCCTTGCCCAAGCCCGTCCGCTCCCCGTCAGCATCGTCCGGGTTGGTGCACTCCATGGGAACGCCGCACCTGTTGCACGCTGGCGACGCCACCGGCTGTCTCAGCCTTTGCAGGCCGCACGTGGCGTCACATTTGCGACACTGATAATTGTAAAGCCTTGGCTTGTCATTCATGGTTTTCCCCTTTCGTTTTCAAATGGAAAGTTTAATTTGCTGGTCCTCGCGCGCTATTCGCCGAGAGCATATTTCTATATATTCTGGATTCAATTCCACCCCCTGAAATCGGCGACCATGCCTTAAAGCGACGACACCAGTGGTGCCCGAGCCAGTAAATGGGTCCAGCACAAGACCATCGGCTGGCGATCCGGCCAAAATACACGGCGCCACCAGCGCCTCCGGGAAAACGGCAAAATGAGCTTCCTTGAATGGTTTCGTGTTTATAGCCCATACATCCCGCTTGTTACGCTTGCCACCCACATCCTCCCATTCGTTTTTATTTGCACGAACGGTTCCGTCTGGGTTGGATTTGGATATTTGCTCAGGTCTATGGAATCCGTTGCCGGAACAATGGTTACTAACACTGTGTTCCTTTATGGCATCCGCATCATAAAAATAATTCTGTGATTTCGCCAACATGAAGATATGTTCATGTGATCTGGTGCACCTATCGCGCACGCTTTCAGGCATCGGGTTCGGCTTAGACCAAATTATATCTTGTCTCAAATACCATCCATCGGAACGCAAGGCGAAGGCCACCATCCATGGAATTCCAATCAAATCCTTTTCCTTTAGTCCTTTAAGCTTGTTACCTCTTCTGGCGCATATATTGGGAAGGTCTTGATTCGTGTTGCTGACAGTCTGTTTAATTAAACCCTGTCCCTTGCCGGGCCTGTAGTTATAATAACTGTCCCCTAAATTTAACCATAACGTTCCATCCTTTCTCAATACGCGTTTAACCTCTCGAAATACCTTAACTAATTTTTCAACATAATCATCAGGCGTCTGTTCTAATCCTATCTGACATTTGTGCCCGTAATCCCTTAACCCGAAATAAGGTGGCGATGTCACGCACGTGTGGGCTATCTCATCCGGCATATTTCGCAGTCCCATCACCGCGTCTCCCATTTTAACATTCCATCTTTGTTCCATTATTCTTCTTCCCATCATTTCACCCCGCAGGTGGGGGCCTTGTTGTTGGGCCATGGTATGGGGCGCATGGGCTTGCCGTGGCGCCCGCACTTGGGGTCCGAGCAGGTCGGTTTCGCATCGCTGGGCAGAAAAACGGTATGCCCGCAACAATCGCATCTGAAATCTATGTGAACCGCCATCAGATACTCCCCGTCCCCATGGTGAAATCGGGCAACGGATCGCCATCCATGCAACTGTACAGGTGCAGACAATTGGGGTGTATGTTCACGTGCTCCTCCCTGGGCGGCAACACCATCACGCACTTCCGGTCGTCGCCGAACCAGTGGCGCTTCAGATAAGTCAATTCCTCGTAAGTTGGCATCCTGCGGGGGTGCGACATGGACACGTGTAGCCACATGCGGCCGTCCCCGTAGCGCATGAAGGAGGCTATAACCTTCAGGTTGCGCTTGTGGTTTTCCCAGAAACCATCGTACGGCGTGTCCCAATATCTGGTCCACCCCTGGGGCGGCTCCCTGCCCGTCAGCGGCACCACCATTTCAGCGGGTTTCATTTTTGCGCCTCCACTGCCGGTAAAAATCCATGAACGCCGAATACTCGGATTGGGTTATCCACGCCTCCACCCTGTAACTAGCCCCAATCATATTAATGTGGATTGGCTTCATGTTGGCCCTGACCGTTCTCATGTAGTCGGGTTCATCGCCTAAAAATTCAACGTGGTCGGGCACCGGTTCAATTGTTTGCCCATCGACCATGACTTTCACGCCGCCCATCAGTTGTCATCCTTTTCATAATCGGCGCATATGGTCTCTATCGGGCGCATGGCCTTGGCCACCAGGTCGGCTATGAAATCGGGGTCCACCTCGGCGGCCGAGGGCGCCGGTGCCGGAAGCTCGCGGCTGGGCGGCGCTGGCAGTTGCGGCGTCCTGGCCTCCAGCACCCCCCGCACCATGGGCAACATGTTCCGCTCCGTGTCCCGCTCCCGCACCAGGTCCTCGAACGCCTTCTTGAACTGCGCCCTGTCCGCCGCCAGATTGCCGCTGGTCTTCAAGTCATATATCGAGCCTATCTTCTTAAGGGCGGCCGCCTCGAGCGGCGTCAGGGGCGTGTCCCTGCCCTGTAGCCTCTCCAGCACGTGGCCCCACGCCTCGGAGGAGGATGGCGGGGCTATCTCGCCGTGCGCCATGCCGACGACGAGGGAACGGAAGGCCCCTATGTTCGGAGGGTGCTCCCGCCTCTCGGACACCATGTGCATGGCGGCCGCCAGCACCACGTCCCCGTCGAACCCGGCCAGCAGGTGTTCCCACACCCTGCGCCGCTCGTCGTTCAACTTGAAGCGATCGGGGAACTCGGCGTTGAACAGGCGCATCACGCGCAACACCACGTTCTTTTCACTTGTCATAATTGTCCCTTTCGTTGTTCTCGCGCTCCCACTGGTCCAGCAGGTCGCGGTTCTTGTCGTACACGCTACCCCCGCCGCCGCCCCGCCTTGGCCCGTTCTGGGCGTTCTCCATCCACGTGGTGAGGAATTTGGGAAGGCCCTTGGCCGTCTTGCGCCTTGTGGGGTTGCTGTCCTCCCATATGGCCGCCCTGTGTATCTCCATGGGCACGGACACGCCGCTGTATATGTCGGAGCCAAGGTTGCGTATCAGCTTGTCCACCGTGTCCGCCCTCAGGGTCTCCACCCGATCGCCATGGTGCCTCAGAAGGGCCTCTCTAATCTGGTATTCGTATTCCGTCATTGCCGACCCCGCCAGGGTGTCGGCATTAAAATAGTTACCTTCTTTCTTTCTTCCATTCTTCTCATTCTTGTTTATAGTGGCTGGAGGTTGTAGCACCATTGTGGCATTCGTGTCGGTGCTCGTGTAGCACTCGTAATTTGACGGGTCCTGATATCTGCCATAATTACAGATAGTTACAACTATTCCCCGTGTAGTTTTCGTTGTGGCTATCATCTCGGCTTTCCTCAACCACTTCATCGCGTTTTCGCATTGGTGCTTCTTGTACGTGTTTTTCCTGTAACCCACGTACCACGCCAGCCCCTCCTGAATGTCCCTGTACGTGCGCACGCACTGGCCCCGCCTGCACACGCCGTTGTCCGCGTGGTTTGCCTCCTTCAACAGCCAATCCCATATCTCCCTAACGTGCGGCGGGGCGTGCGCTATCGCGCTGTCCTGAATACAACGGGCCTTTATGTAGTAGCCGCCCTTGATTGGTTGGGCCATGTCAGTCCCCCAGCGGCCCAAAGTCTTCCCGGGGGTCGTACACCACCGGCCTTCCCTCGTCCTCCAGCGCCCGCATGTGGTCCAGGTGCAAAGCCCTGAAATATTCGGACACGGTGCGGTGCTCGAGGTACGCCGCCTCCTCCACCTGGTGGAACTCCTGGCGGGTCAGGCGCACGGCCTTGCTATAGTTTCGGGGGTCCTTCCTTGGCATCTGGCATTCCCTTTCGTTGGAATTGTGGCCAATTATAAACCAATGTCATACATTGAGCAACAACTGTTCACCATGCACCGCATTTTTCCGGGCCACGCCGTACTTTATCCTCCACACCCAGCAGTCGCTCTCCCACGGGTAGCCCCTGGCGGCGTTGATGTCGTTCCACAAATCGCGGAACGCCGATATGGTCTGGTCATGGGTGAAGCCCATCACGCCCCCATCCAGCCCCTCCGCCAGCGTGTCCGCCGCCGTTATGGCCGACAGCCTTTCCAGCCTGACGTTTAAAACGTACAGCAACACCCGGCTGAAGGCCTTGGGCATGTGGATGGATGGAACCCACCTATGGGCGGCCCGCAATTCGCCCCTATCCAGTTTCACGTGCAACTCCCTGCCGTCCGCCTTGTACCGGACATACTGCAGGCCCTCCGCCATGCCCGGCTCGCAATGGAACCCCACCCGCATGCACGTCTCCCGCACGTACAGGAACTGATTGGGGTGGGGCGCCACCTCCCACGGCCTGCCCTTGTCGCCCTCGCCATACAGCCTCGTCTCGCCGTCCGTGTACGGGCAAACGAAATCGAACTCCCCGGGCTTCAGCCCAAGCCAAAAGCCCGTTTTCGTCAACCCGCTCACGGCGCCCTGCGGGTTCAGCCTGGCCCGCGCGGCCACGCCGCCCTTCAGAAACGGCGCCTCCCTGTCAAAAGGATAATCGCCCCGCACGTCCCGCCTGGGTACCACCCGCAACCTGTCCATGTCCACTATCCTGCGCGTAACCGTCTTCCGCCCCTCCATGGTGGCCAGCACTAGCCGCCCCTTCATCAGCAAAGGCCGCTCAGTCATCGCCCACCTCCCCCCATGCCCGATCGGTATAGCCAAGGCACACCCGCCCCGGGTACGCGCTCAAAAGCATGGGGTTGCGCCTGGCCGCCTCCAAAGCTATGGCGTCAGACAGCATCTGTCTAATGGTCTCCACCCATATCACATCCCCCGCATTCGCGGCTACGCCGACGTAACATTTGGGCGCGGACGCCACCATCGCCAGCGCCTCGCTGGCGGTCGCCTTGTCCACTATGTGCAAATCACTCATCGTCCCCTCCTTCCCTCCTCCTTCCCGTGCCCCCGCACTCGGGGCACTGGCGCTCCACCTTGAAGGAGCCTGGCTGGCAGGGGTCCAGATATACTCCATCGCCCGCGCACCGCCCGCAGAATATGGCCTCCCGCATGGCGTTGAACTCCTCGGGCGTGGTTATGGCCTCCCCTATGTCGTACTCGCACCCCTCCCCGCACTGGCATGGCACCCGGTGACCCGGCCTGCAGTCGGCCACGCTATTCAAATCCCCCCCGCACGGCGCCAGGTCGTCCACGTCGCATGAGCATTCGCCGGGGTAATAAAGCCCGTCGTACCCGTTATCCAGCAAATACCTCTTGACTATTTCCAGAACATCAACCATTCTTGCCACCCCTTTCCAACTTGTCGAACTCGGCCTTGCGGCGGTTCAGCGCCGCCAGCGCCTCGCTGACCTTTTTCCCCAACGTCTTGTCGTCTCTGGAGCAGGTGTAGCCCAACAGCCAGTTCAGGAACATTCTGAAATCCAGGTCCGCCGCCTGAAACAGCGCCTTCAATTCATTTTCCATGGCGCACCTCTTCGATAATCCGCTCCACCACGTCCAGTGCGAATTCCTCCACGTTGCGGGCGCCCGCCAGGTCGGTTTCCCTCTCCAGTAGCAGGTCTTTCATTTCCCTTATTCTTGTGGCCTGCGTCCTGTTGTGCTCCACCATCATCTGATACAGGTCCCAAAGCCCGCAAAGCTGTTCTATGAGAGTGGCCTTCGTCAGTCCCGCCAGGCTGGCGGCCGTGGCCTTGTCCATATCAATTTTGAATGACATTGCAATCCCTTTCGTTTTAATGGCGCACCGGCGCGCCCGAGGTCAATTGATGGTCCCGCTATCCCTCCCCGCCCGTCATCTGGCCAGCATGCAAAGGCGCTCGAAATAAACCCCAGGCTCGGGGGCGACGTGAAACTCCCGCCGCTCCTTGCCCTTCTCGGGGCGGCGGTCATTGACCGCCACCCCATCGGGGTTCACCCTGTTCACCACATGCAGGCACCCGCAGTTCGGGCAGAGGTCGACGCATCGGTCTCCAAGCCCCGTCCACGGGCAATCCGGGCAATCGTGTAGAACCTGGTTCATTCTGGTATCCTATCGCCTGTCGCTAGGTCATACAGCCCATCCTCGACTATGGCCTTGCGCAAGGCCCGCACGGCGCCAACGCTGTCCGCCGGACCCTTCAGGTAATCCCTGGCCACCCTGTGCAGGAACTGATTGTTGGTCATGCTGGAGTCGCAACCCGTGCGCAGGTCCTCCACCCTGGCTATAAGCTCCTGCTTCTCCGCCCCCAGTTCGCCCCGGGGGGCGACCATGTCCTGGGTGAACATGTCACTCAGGTTGAAGGTGTACAGGGCGGCGTCCACCAGCGCGCACTTCTCCGCCGCCTTTATGGCCTTGTTGGCGTCCCGCAACTTGTTCCCCACCTTCTCCGCCCCCCGTCCCTCGCCAATCACCAGGCCCGTGGAATTGTCCACTATGCGGCAAATGTAGCACACCGTGCCCGCCGCCCCGCCAATCATCTCCCACGTGTCCGCGTCCTTCTCCCACATGGGGGTCGTGTTGAAAAGCTTGCACACCTTCTCCGCCCCCGGCTTCAGCAGGGTCTTCTTCTTGGAGCGGTCATCTGCGTACCCGTAATCTATGCCCTCCACGAAGGTGTCGGCTATGAAATCGTGCACCACCCTGAGTCGCCCCGCGTTGGCCATCAGTCGCGCCTTCATGTCCTCCGCGGTACCCAATGCCGACAGGCCATGCCTGGCCGCCACGGGCGCCGCCAGGGCCGTGTCGTTGTTTTTTTCAACGCTTTTGTTGTCTTCGTTCATATTTCCACCTCGTCATGGAGATCGAACTCCCTGTTGATGGCCCAGCGCGGTATGGAAATCGGCTCGGCGAACCTCGAGTAGCCGGGCAGGCCCGCGGGGTCATCCCCATAGTGGGCCACCCGCTGGACGGCCCGCTTGAACTGCAGGCGCCCCGCCACCATGCTCTCGTCATCGTGCAACATCTCATACACCGCCACCTGCGGCTCCATGTCCGCCCGCTGGCCCGTCTCCACCACTATGAACCGGAAATCCATCCTGCGGCCCGTCAGCGCCCTGTACGCCTCGGTGTAGATGCCCGCCTGTATGTGGTACCCGAAGTTCGCCATGGTGCGGGCGAAGGCCTCGGGGCTGGCGTCCATGGTGGTCTTCAGGTCATAGATGTAATCCCCGTGAATCAGGTCGGGTCTGCCCTTGCACAACACCCCCGTGTCGGGGTCCGCCCATACCAGTGACACCTGCTTCTCGCCCCCCTTTATGGCCTCGTCCGCCAGCGGGTGCGTCTCCAGCGCCACCCTGCAGGCCACGGCGAAATCCCAATCGTCCCTGGAAACCACGGTCTTCCCGCTGACCTCCAGTTCCGCCATAATGGCCTTGCACGTGTTGCTGTTCATGTTCCACGGCTTCTCCTCCCGCACAAGCTCCTTGTTCGGCGCCCGCCCCTTCCACGTATCCTTCACGTACGTGTCGGGCTGAACGGCGAACAGCCCGTCCACCGTCACCGGCTCCAGCGCCATGGCGTCCACCAGCGACCCCAGCCGCATGGCGGCCGACGCGCGTTCGGCGTTGATGTACGCCTCCAGGTGCCGCCCCGATCGCAGGGCCGGGCCGGTCATGCTCTTGCTCATGGCGTTCCAGCGTTTATACGTGTCGAAGGGCACGTCACCGTACACGCCAGGCGCCACGTCCAGCGGCTCAACGTCACGTCTAACCATCCGCATCGCAAAGCTCCTTCCTGTCAACCCCCAGCACCTTGGCCAGCCTGTCCACCTCGCTCACGCTGAAGCCGTTCCGCATCCTGTAGGCGAAACACTGCTTCGTCATCTCCAGCGCCTCGGCCAAATCCTTGTCCCGCTTTCCCAGCGGCCCGGATATGGCCCTTAAACGCCACTTTATCAGGTACTTTCTGCTTTCCATGACACACCCTTTCGTTGCGCAAAAGTTGTACTAGGGCAAATATTATTACAAATCGCCTTACATGTAAAGCGCAATCGTAAAAATATTTTGCCGACTGGTTATTTTTTTTACTGGTTAGAGTTTGTGCTTGCCGCCGTCAATGGCGTGCCAGCCGTCGGCGTCCCGCCAGAGCTTGACCACCCGCCCGTCGTCCATCATGTTCTTCGCCCGCTCAAGGGCCATGAAAAACTGCAGGTCCCCATCCTCCCTCTCCGGCTTTATGGCCTTTATTATGCGTCTGAAGCGGGCATCGAACTCCTCCGGCACATAGGCGGTGATCAGCTTGTACCCCTCGTCCTTTTTCTTGGCCCTATATTTGCGTTGCCACTTGGCGTACTTGGAAAGGTTGCCGTCGTCGTCAGGCATATCAAACCCCCTGGTTCGCGGTTACGGCATTATTTAGACATGTAAAAGGGCCGATGTCAACTAGTCCACGGCCGTGGCGTTGTACCAGAGGATTAGTCTTTGGTCGGAGGCGCTCCCCACATCGGGCGCGACGGCGGCGTTCACGCGGGTGGAAATCAACTCGGCCACGCCACCTCCATCGTCCCTGATGGTCACGTGCGCCGGGTACACGTATTCGTTGCCCGAGGCGGTGAACACCACGAAGGCCATGTAGAAACGGGCGGCGGCGTACGGCAAGCCCGTCAGCACCACGGAGTCGGCGCTGACATAGCCGCCGGTGACGGGCGAGTAGGTCAGGCTGGATATGTTGAACCTGGCGGCCCGCATGTTGCCCACGTCCAGCCCTGGGCCGCCTATAAAGGAGATGCCGCGGCCGTTGTTGCTGGTTTTCAGCTGGTAGGCGGACCCCGCGGGGTTGCGCACCTCCGCCCCGTCCTTGTCCCAAATAATTATCTTCCCGCTGTCCCCGCTCTCGTATCTGGCCGCTGGCAGGGTGCCGAAACCGGCGCCAATCTCCATGACGGAGCCGTCTCCGCTGTCCTCGTACGTGTCGCCCAGCGGCGTGCGCTCCGCCGTCTTCGTGCCCGTGGCGTCCCTGGTCGCCACGCTCACCAACCTGAAGTACTTGGTCAGCGTGTCCGGCGTCTCGTCATACACCGCCTCCGCTATGGCGTCCTCCGGCAACGCCCCGATCGGGACGGATGGCGTGCCACCGTTCGGCAACTGCCCCAGGTGCAAAGGCACTACGCCCAGCGCCACCACCGCCATCGTCACCCCCGTGGCCGTGTTGGTGTTGTTGGGCTTGAAACGCACGCGCATGCCCTTGAAGTATTCAGTGGGCAGGAAGAACGAGTTGGCGGCCGACAGTATCATGGCGTTCACCGGTCCGCCCGCCAGGTAATAATCCGCCGCCGCCACGTGGCCGGACACCGACTTGTTGATTTGGTTCAGGTCGCCCCCGTCCAGCGTCTGACCGGAAACCTGTATGACGTTTTCCAGTTCCCTTGGAATCTGGTTGAAATCGTCCGCCGAAAGGGCGGTGACGTTATCCTGTTGAATTGGGATTTGTTTCATTGTCCTATTCCTCCGCTCCCCACCTGGTGGCCACCGAACGCCATCGCCGTAGGGATGCCAATATATAAAATCCACCGAACCACGGGATGAAGACCGGAAATGCTGATGCGGATCGTGCCGCTGTTTTTATCTGGCTTGTCATCCGCCACCACCACGGGCGCCCCGCGGCTGGGAACATCTATCCTGCCCGTCACCTCGGACGCCCTGCAGTTGGTGACGTGGGTGGTTATGGCCGCCGCCGTTTGCTTTTCCACCTCCCTTATCATCTTCACCTCGTCCACCTTGTGCTCCAGCTGGGCCTCAATGCGGGCCACTTTTATTTTCGTCTCGCCCGTGTCGGTCTTTATGCCGTCAAGCGTGTTGAAAATCTTCTGTATAGTGTCCTCGGACGGCATAATCTCCTCCATCTGTACCCCCAAAAAAACGCGCCTACAAATCCACCCGCACCTCAATGGCCTTCTGCGTCGGCATTATGTACACGTCAATCAGGTCCGTGCTGGCTATCGGCATCTCCTGCGCCGCCATCGGCACGCCGTCGCCAATCACCCCATCCACCGGCGCCGGGCCGCCACCGGCCGCCAGCCTGTATGTCTGGTAGCAATTCTCGCTATCCTGGTATCCCTTGACTATGCGCACCACGCCAGCCGTCACACCGGCCGCCACCTTGGTCCATTTGTCCTCCGGGCACGCTACTATCACAGGTTCTGCCATGACTTACTCTCCTCACTGGTTCGCGCTACCGAATAGCGCGGAATATTGGGCCAGCCTCGCCGCCGACAGGAAATCATTATCCGTGTCGGGCGTGGTGCCGTCCAGAATTTTCTTGGCGTACCCCAGCATCCCGCCGTTCAGGAAGGTCAGCGTGGGGTCAATCTTGTTCAGCGTGTCGAATTCGGACACGGTCACGCCAGCGCCCCCGAAGTCGAACTCGTCCAGTTGTTTGGTCAGCCCGTCAATCAGGTCGTAGCAACTGGCCTTCTTCCAGTGGTACTCGGGCGAGTAACTGCCCCGGTTCTGGTACGACAGCAACTCGTTCTTCAGCGTGTCCAGCGTGACACTCATCTCGGCCGCCGTGTTGGCCTCCCCGTCAAGCGTATACCCCACCATCTCGCCCGCCTGCACATGGTACAGCAACAGCCCGAAATCCTGGCCGGGCGTGAACACGTTCTTGTTGCGATACACCATGACCGGCACCCCAGGCTCAAAATCCATGGCGAAAAGCGTTATGGTGGCGCCGGTTATATTGACTATAGAAACTAGACTTTTCATCTTCTACCCCTTATGAACTGGCCACGAAGTGGACACTGGTTTTCAGGCACCTTATGGCGTTTATGCGGTCGTCCGACACGCCGCCACCCTGCGGGCCGCCTCCGATGTTCTGAGCGGCGTTGATGAACACCCACCCAATAACGTCACCAGCCGCCACCGCCACGTCACCCATGTCGTTCAGTATGGATTGCGGGCTTCCGGTCGGGCTGTTGTTGAATGTGCCGACACCGGTCGGGGATATGGGAATATCCCTGTACGCCAGCAACGTCCAGCCCGAACCCGTGGCGTTCTCCTTGTAGAAACCTATACGCACGGTGGGCGCCGCCCCGACGGTGCCGGTGCCGACCGCCGCGCCCTGGAACGCCAGCCGTATTTCCGTCAGGTTGCCAGCCTCCGGCACCACAATAGTGTCCGCCCCGCCGTTCTGCGGCGAGTCGTACCAGCGCATTATCGGGTTCGTGTGCGTGACATCGTTCTCATTCTGCTTGGCGGACTTGTAGAGGTGGGCGAAGTTGTTGCTGATGTTGGCCAGATTGTTGGCCTCCCACCACGCCTCAAAGGCGCCCCCGCCGCCGCCGGGAGGAGCGGCGAACGCCCCGTCGGCCCTGAGGAAATTGGCGGTTCCGCCCGGGTATCCCCCAAGGTCCAACACGCTCACCTCGTCCGCCCCGCCATCGGAATGACTGGAAGCGTGCGCCGATGGCGTCTGTGCGTCCGCCAGCAACCCGCTCAACCCCGCCACGCTAATCTCGTCCCCGCCCCCGTTCTCGTGCGTGGCCGCGTGCAATATTGGCGTCCTGGCGTCCGATAGTCTGGCGTCATCCCCCTCGCACGCCGTGTCGGCCACGGCGCCGTACGCCACGGATAGGGGCGACCCGCCCGTACCATCCCCCGTCAGCGTGGCGTCGCTGGCCACCGTCGTCAGGTAATTGCCCGATGGGCTGGCCACCTGCCCCGCTTTGGTGCCCGTTATCCGCTGGCTCTCCACGAACACCCAATCTCCGCTTGTGTACCTGTAGATAAGCTTCTCCAAGAACGTGAACTCGGGCGACAATATGGCGAAGTTCCCCAGCGACAAGTCGCCCGGGGTCAGGCCCCGCTGGCCGACAAGCGTGCCTGTGCTCTGCCCAATCATCCACACGAAGCGGGCCTTTTGGCTCTCGGCGTCGGCGCTGGCCGGAATACCTATGAGCCAGACGGAGAAATAGTCGTTGTTCGGCACCAGCATCAACTGCCACGCGCCGAGGGTGAATTGGTTGTACTGCGGGTTGCTACCCGATAGCGGCACCACGTCCAGCGCGTTTTTCACGCACTCGGGGTCGCCCGCCGCTCCATTTAGATACAGCCTGGTGTAGTCGTTCTTGCTGTTATGTATGGGGTTGGTGGTCGGCAAATCCTCATCATACAACAGACACGCCGTGACCGTGGGGCGCCGATCGCCCTGTGCCACGCTGGCGGGCACCAGCCCCCCCACGTCGCCCCCGGTCTCCCTGTACGTGCCGAGTGTCTGGTGAAGTTCCCTGTGCGTCTGCCAAGGCATGCTTCCATGCACCTCGCGCTGGGCGAACCTGAACGTCCCATCGCTGGTGTAGCACACGTACGCTATCTGAACCTCGTCGAAACTCCAGGGCGTGGTCGACCATGAAAATCCGCCGCCGTTGTACTTCAAATACAGCGTCTGCGTAGGTCCCGGGTCGTGCGCCGGGCTTTGCCACCCGCTCACCAGCGCCGGTATAACCGCGCCCCTGTACAGCGCCTTCACCGCTCCCGTCAGCGTCACCTTGCGGGTGCCCTGGTCGTAACTCACCACCACGTTCTCGGGTTCGGCGAAGCCCGTGACCTCCTTGCTGGCCAGCACGCTCTCGTTATAGTTCACCACGCTCGGTATCGGGTCGGTTCCCGCTGGCTCGTGCGTGCCAGCGTGCGCCCCTGGCACGCCGCCGGAACCACCGGCTGGTCTGTTTCCTATGGATGGGCATCCGCCCTGTCTGTTGCCAATGCTACTCATGTCGCTTCTCCCTAGCCGGGGTCTTCTCGTCCCCCATAAAGTTCATGGTGCTACGGGCGCCCGTGCCCGCCATCTCCACCACCGCCCTGGGCGCCACCCGCATATCCAGGCCTTCATGCCACTGCTCCGCGCAAGATAGGTACATTGGGAACTGGGCGGCCAGCGCCTTCTCCGCCCCCTCGGCCGTTATCACGTAAGCGTGGTTCCCGCCGCCGTACAGCAGACGCCCCTCGGCGTCCCATCTTTTAGGCGGGTTTCCAACCCCATCGGCGTGCGTCAGGAACAGAACGTGGGCACCCTTGGGCACGCCGCCCAGAGCCTTCACCGATTCGGCCAGCGTGCCATTGTACGCCTCGCCCGGCTTTATGTCGTCCTCCACTATTATGGCCGCCTTCCAACCCTTCTTCAATATGTGCCGCCACGCCTTGCCGTGCGCCATGGCGCACCCCACCTCGCCAGGCGTCAGCACCGGCGCCGTCTGGTTCTGCGCCAGCACTCCCTTGGCTATCAACTCCGCCGCCCCGTCCGACGAAATCTGGGGTCGCCCAACCCCGGCATTCTGGTAGACCGAACCATCCACGCCTTTCAGGCGGACGAACCGCTCGTTCGGGAACGCCTTTTTCATGGCCTCCAGGCGCCCCCCGCTACGGTCAAGATTCAGCAAAATGACTTTCATCAGTAGTCCCCCACCTCCACCGCCTCCGTGTTGGCCGCCCACAGCACGTCCTCGCCCAAGGCGCCCTGCACCTGCAAATCCAGGTTCGGGGAACTGGCCACGAACTGCACGTCCCACGATGCCTCGCCGCCAACGGCCGAGGCGAACTCAACGGTCTTGGTCTGCCCCAAAATTGTCACGCTGGGGTTCGGGCTTGTGTTGTCCGTCTGCACCGCCGCTATCAGCGTCCACACCTTCATCTGCGGCGTGCCGCTGGCCGTCCTGAACTTGGCCACGATCTCGCTTTTCACCCTATACGCCTTGTACGGCTTGAGGCGCAATCTGCGGTTGTACGTCGTGGGGCCTATGCTGGCGCTCACCCACCCCGTGGTCGTGGTGCGCGCGTTGTGCAACACCCTGCGGATTAGACTGGCCAGGCCTATGGTGGTGTGACCCAATATTATGAAGCCGTTGCTGTGCACCTCGGCTCCCCACAGGTGGTTCGCCGCCAGCGTGCCGCTGGCCTTGCCGCCAGGGGCGTCCACCACCACGCAACCATCTCCAATCACGTCGGCGTTGTTGCACGCTATTATCCTCGAATTGGCGCCCGCTATGCGGTTGTTGTCCGCCGAATCCCCGAAATTGGGCGACTCTATGGCGGCCTTGGCCCCTATGGATGTCGTCTCGTTGGCGCCCCCGGCGTTAACGTACGTCACGGTCCCGAAGGCGTTCTGCTGGGTTATGGTGAACACCCCGTCGTTCGACACCGTGCCGGTTATGCGCACCTGCGCCCCCAGCAACGGTCTGGACCTGTAGTTGCTGAAACCAACTCCACCAGCGAAAGTCACGGTCACGTCGCTCCCCACCTTCACGAACTGCAGGTGGAACGTCCCATCGTCCTGGCTGGTGAAACCCAGCATGTTAGCGTCCCCCGCCATGTCCCCGAACGACGCGTTCCAGGCCTTGTGGTTGCGACCCCTGGCCGCCGTGTAATCCGCCTCGGCGTCAAGCTCTATGTTCTGCCCCTCGGCGAAACTGTAGTCGCCGTCCGCCAGGTTGGAGCCGCCGACCGTCTTGGCGCTGTTGGTGCCCGCCCCCGCCTCGAACGGAGAGGCCGCCCCGCCCGTGTCCACCCATTGCCCGTTAAGGTTATTACCCCCGGCGTACGGGACGGACACGCTTATACCAGCACCGGCCGCGGCCCCGTTGGAAATCTCGTTGCCGCTGATGTGATAGGTCCCCACTGGCGGCCCGCCCAGCGTAACCGCGTCGCCGCCACCGGTGCCGATGAGTCTACATGAATGAATCAAAGAATTGGCGCCCTTTATATACACGATCGTCCCGCCCGTGGCCTTCTCGATCGTGCTGTTTATAAGGTGCGCCCCGGCGTCGATGAAGTACTGGCCCGCCGCCAGTTTAATCACGCAATCCCGTATTCTGCAGAGCGATGCCGGGCTGGGGCTTTGCGTCTTGAAAAATCCCGCGTCCATGTAACAGCCCTGGAAGACCGTGTCGTTGGTGTCCGAGCCGCCGCTGTAAATCGGGAACAGGTATTCCGCCGGGTCGGTGAAGAACCTGCAGTTGCGGAACAGAACCTTGTCATGCTGGCTGTTGTTCAGGCCCACTCCCTGCTCGTATAGAATCAAACACTGGTCCACCAGGGCCGTGTTGGAACCGGCGCCCATGCTGTAAAAGCTAATCCCGCCACTGGAGGAGCACTTGATGAACACGCCGTTCTGCGGGTTGCCCGAACTTCCAAGCCCGTTCTCGGCGTGGGTGTTGTGGAACAGGTACTGGCAGGCTCCCCGGCTCTCCCATGTGCCTTGTATGGAGCAACCTATTACGGCGATGCCCTCCACGGCGGAGGCCGGGCACTGCGTGGTGAGCACGCTGGCCCACGCGGCGTTCGCTATGTCCAGATTGACCAGGAACACGTTGTTGACGGTGACGTTCAGAACGCCGAACCCCGGCTCACCGTTGTAAATCCTGGCCCCCGCCGCATCCACCTCCGTCCAGAGGGGCGAGTTGACCCACTGGTGGCGCCTGGCGGGCGTGCGACCTATGATGTTTATGTACTCGGTATCCAGGTCCAGCCTGGCGCCCCCCATGTCGTACGCCCCATCGTTCAGAACTATGTTGATTATGTTGGTGGCGGACGGGGATTTGGTCTTGGCGTCAGCGTACGCGTCCCGCAGGGCCGTGCCGTTGGCCGTGGCGCTACCCGTGGCGGCCAGGCTGTACACCTTGCCCAGCGGTATTATGCTGTCCACATCGGCGTCGATGTAGTTGGCGAAATCCACCTGCTCGCTGAACCAATCCCTCTGCTCGTACTGGTCGCTGGCCTTGCGCACAAGGCCCCAGCCCCTTTTGTCAGTGTATACTCTGGGTTCCGGCATGCCTACTCACTCCTCAAAGCCCATACGGGCTAATCCCGTACGGGAAATATCCGTAGCCCGGATTGTCGATCGGAGCGACAATCCACTTGGCGTTGCAGTTCGATGGAATTATATCCAGCATGAAATCCTGGATTATGTTGTAGTTGTTGCTCCTGAACTCCCATGGGAAGGGCACGGGGAACAGGTTGGGCACCGCGTCCGGCACGCTTTGGGCGAAATTGACCTCGAACACCACCGTGAAACGGGCCTCCCGCTCACCGGCCGGGCCGATCGGGAACGTTATCCTCGGGTCGGGGTTCAATATGAAATGATAGCCGGGGTACACGGTGACCTTGAAGCCCATGAGCGAGCAAAGCCACTCCAGATCGGCGGCCGTGCTCACCCCCTCGCTCGCCAGCTTGGTCACCACGTGCCGCCGCCGCTCCTCCTCCGTGCCTATGGCCGGGAAATTGGCGTCGGGTATGCCCGCCGCCTTTTCCCATTCGGACAGGAAGGTGGTGACCCTGGTTATCAGCCGCCCATCGTTGGCGTCCCGCAGGTACTGCTCCAGCCGCCCGAACTCGCGGGACATGGCCCGCAGGTACTTGAATACGTTCTTGCCCGGCACGCGCTTGGCCCGCATATGCGGCCCGTCAATCTGGTAATCCGCCGTTATCCTGGCCTGCTCGTCATCCGTTCTGGTGGGCAAAAAAGGCATCAGTTGTTCACCGTGACCGTCCCTTCTATGGCGATCTCGCCCTGCGCCACCGGCTCGTCCACCGTGGGCAAGTCTAGCACGAAGGACTGGATGCGCTGGCCCTTCACCACGTCGTACGTCTGGAAGATGGCGCTACGCAACTTCTCCACCAGGTGGTCCTCGCCCTCCGCCAGACTCCCCCTGTAGTAAGTTTTAATAGTGTCCTCCACCGCCTGGCGCATGCTCAAGTTGTCCGGCGCCACGCTACTTACCGTCACGTTTATGGGCTTGCCCGTGGGCGCCTCTATGTGCACATCGCTCTCGTCCGTGTTGGCGGGTGTTATAGCCAGCACCGCGTCCAGCGCCGTCTGCACCTCGCTGGGGTCCGGTATTATCGTGGCGTCGTTGTCGCGCACGAAGTAGGCGGTGACCGCCCCCACCACCGGCGTCACGCGGTGGACCCATACGCGGGTATTTCCATTGATACCTCGAATTACAGATTCGATGCGCGCCGGGTTGAAGGGGGTCTGCGGGTTCTGCCAGCGGTTCACTATGCGGTCCTGGTAATCCTCCGTCGTCTCGTCGTCTATGCCGCCCGTCAGGCCCGCCCACTGCACCACCGCCACGTCATCCACGCCCGCTATCGGCGTGCCCTGTATAGACAACTCCGTGCCGTTATCCTGGTTCGTGCCCGTGCCCGCGTCCGCGCAGGTGACCTTCCCGGTGGCGGTGACGGCGTACGCCTCTATGGTGCCCGTGGCGGGGCTTACAAGGCCGCCGGGCACCTGGAACTGGAAGCTCTTGGCGCCCGTCACCGTTATGTCCGCCCACAAGGCGTTCCACCCCGCCTCGTTAACGCCCTGTATGGACACGCTCATGCCCGTGGCGTATTCGTGGTCATCGTCCGTCACGCACACCGCCGTCGTGCCGCTACTGGTCAGGTTGGCCACGCTTTTGAGGTTCAGAGCCGTGTCCACGTCGGCGTCCACCGTGTACTCGAGTTCGCCTATGACGTAGGTGGTGCCCGCCGGTATGGTCAGGCCCGCGGAGGCGCCGATGAAGGTGACCGGCCCCTTGGACGGGGTGGCCGTCAGCGGCGTCATGTTCTTCAAGTCCGCCCACATCTGAAGCCACTCGTCCTCCGCCGTGTTCGGGAAGGCCTGTTTCAGCGTCTCCTTCAGTTGGTAGTAGTAGTCGTACGCCCTGTTCCCAAGCCCCACGGGTATGGCCCTTATAAGGCTATTCCGTAGCCAAGGGTTCGAATTGGAAAGTTCGGCCCTGACATCCTGCAGGATGCGCTGGACCACCTCGTTTGAATCGTTCGGTAAAATTAGACCCATGTCAAATTCCAGTCAGTTCCCACAATCTGAAGTAAAGTTTATCAATTTTGCCCGATTTGCGCACCAACTCAATCTCCAATTGCACCCCCTGGGGCAATAGCTTACTTGTAAGGCGCACGTCTTTCAGCAGGCTGGGCACGTACCACTGCAGGGCATCCCGAACGGCGTCGGCACATCCGTTCTTGGTGTTCAGCGTGTTCTTCGCCTGCTCATAGAACCACAGCTTGGAACCGATCTCGTACCCCGGCTCCGCGGGCGTCTCGTTTCCAATCCACCCCCGCCGCCGTTCCGCCACCGGCACCTCGCCCTCGTTCGCCCGCCGCTCCGCCAGCACGTCCTGAACCAGCGACGTGTCGAAGCCGTAGGCGGCCACGAAGTCGCCGTCATCGGCTATCTCGAAGTCGTAGGTCTTGTCCGCCTGGTTCCACACCAGCGCAATGTCCACTTTAACGTCCGTGTCGTTCGGCGTAGCCATCTATCGTCCCCTCGCTTTCGTTTGCCCGGCCGCTGATATTATCACGCCGCCGCTGACGGGCAACGTGGGGGGCGGGGGCGCCGGGTTGGTGCCCGCCCCGCTCAGCGTGCCCGTGTCGTTCTCCCTCACCACCAGTTGCCCCTCCGCCCTGTCTTTGGTGGCCTTGGACAGTATGGAGCCGCCACCGACGACGGTTCCGGGGCTGACGCCGGGGCCGTTGCCGTCCTTGAACGTGAAATCAATCTGCTGGGCGTACACGCCCTTCCCCCCCACCTTCACCTTGGCGCTGGCTATGGAGGTTATGGTGAAGGAACCACCACTTATGGGCGACCCCGCGTCGTGCTCTATCGTGCACCCTTCCACCGCTATGTACTCCAGACTCATGGGTCCACCGTGAAATTGTCGTTGACGTTGAATTTTCCATCGGCCCCGTACTTGACGAAACCGCCTGGGGTTATTAGCTCTATATCACCGTTTTCATTGAACTTAATGTATGAGGTGTTCTTCAGCAGGTTGCAGAACGCCACCTCTCCTTCCTTGAGGTCGCGCACCCGTACCTCGGGGAAGAAGGGGATGCCAATGGGATTCTGACTACTGCCCCCAAGGGCGAACAAAAGGACGGAGCAGTTGCGGGGGGCGTTCGCGCTAAGCCCGTACGGGTACACCATGGCCGCGTTTATCGGCTTGCCCTTGTACTCGACCTGACTGATGGTGTCTATCCCCGTGTCGGCGCTGGCGTTCGTCACCACCGCCAACTTGACCACGTTGGCCACCTTTTGCCGCAGGGCCTTAAGCCCGTTTATCACATCCACCAGCGTTTTCACAGAAACTCCTCCTGATTGAAGTTGGCCCCTATGACGGTCACCTGGCGCTCGCTGGCCCCCGGGGTCGCCCCCTCACCATACGCGTCGGGGATGGCGAACACCAGGTCCGCAACCTCCTCCACGTCCCCCGCCTCGGTCTTGCGGGACACGAACGACACGGATTTAATCAGCAGGGTGGCGTTCACGTCC